TCCGACCGAAGCTCCTACTTTCGACTTCGATCGTTCTTGATAAAACAAGAACATTGTTTAGCCCCCGACTTGTGTTGGGGGCTTTTTCATGTGTAAGCTAATAACCAACAGCAGCATTTTTTGTGCCTAGTGCTCTTGATCGCTTGAAGAAAGCGGCCAATCTGAAGCCAGTCAAAAAGACCGTTACTTTGTCTGATGGCACTGAATTTGAGTTTTGGCGCACTCCCTTGACGATGGCCGAGCGAGAGCGGGCACAAAAGGGAGCCGGTGACGATACAAACCTTTTCGCATTGCAGCTCTTGATTCTCAAGGCTCAAGACGAGGACGGTGCGCGCATGTTCTCGGGCGGGCAAATTGCTGAACTAAAGCACGAGGTTCGTGATGCAGATCTGCAACAGTTGATGCTGGCTGTGCTTAGTGAAGACGACGAGGAGCCTGTTGACCCAAAAGGCTCAAGCAGGAGCTGAAAAGAGACAATCTGCTCCGGCTGCAGCTAGGCGTTGCCAAAGAGCTTGGATATACGTTGACCCGTCTTAATGCTGAGGTGACCTTAGAGGAACTGTTCCTTTGGTCCGCTTATTTTGAGCTGTTGAATGATGAGCAGGAAGAGGAGATGAAGAAAGCTAAGCGCAGGCGCTAAAGTCAAAGGAACGGTCTTAGGCGCATGGCTGTCGTTGCTGAGGTTGGCGTACAGCTAAATTCCAGAAACGCTGTCGCCCGGCTGCGTGCGCTTGAGACAGCGACAGCTAAATCGACCAAGGCGTTCAATCTGATGGGTGCTGCCTTAAAGGCAATCCCATTCATTGGCTTGGCTGATGCGACCAGGAGATTTTTCCAAGGCTTTGCTGAGGCTGATAAGGCAAGAGCAGCAGTCAAGTCTCTTGGTGTTGATGCTGATGCCCTGTCAAAAAAGCTTTTAGGGGTTAGCGGCGAGTTGGGCGGTTTGGTAAGTCAAACCGAGCTGACTGCTGCTGCATACGATGTTGCCTCGGCTGGTTTCACCGATGCAGGAGATGCGGCTGAGATCTTGAAGGCATCAGCCCAAGGCGCTGTTGGTGGCCTGAGTGATTTGAACACCGTTGCGGATGCAACGACCTCTGTGCTGAACGCTTATGGCAAGAGTTCAAGCGAAGCATCCAAAATCGTCGATGGATTTATTCAGACCCAGAACGACGGTAAAATTGTTGTTGCTCAATACGCTCAACAGATTGGTCGCGTTGCACCGATTGCTGCTGCGGCTGGTGTTGGCATTGAAGAGCTGAACGCAGCCATCTCTGCTGTCACGGCAACTGGTGTTCCTGTTGAATCAACCTTTGCCGGTTTGCGTCAAGCGATTGCGAGCGTTATTAAGCCCACGAAAGAAGCTCAAGATACGGCAAAAACTTTAGGGCTTGAATTTGACTCTGCTGCGATCAAGTCAAAAGGTTTTGGCGGCTTCCTTGAAGACGTAATTGAGAAGACGGGTGGCAGTGAAGTTGCGCTGACTCGTTTGTTTGGCAGCGTCGAAGCGGTTGCAACCGTGTTGCCACTGGCAAATGATAATCTCACAAAGTTCAACACCAGTCTCGACAATCAAAAGAACTCAACTGATGCGGCGAAAGATGCAACAGAGTTGCTTGGTGGTACTGTTTCGTCTCAAGTAACCAAGATAATTAACAACGTTGGAAACGTTGCTAGAGCACTGGACTCAGTTCTTGGGCCGGTGTTAAAAGGAATCCTTACAGACATAAATAATATAATTTCTGCGGCGACAACCGCCATCGCTAAATTTACCGACTTTACTACCGGAGCACTAAGTGTAGCTGCAGCTAAATTACAAGCCGCGAATAGCACATTGTTTGCGTCTAAAGGGGCTTTTGATGAAGTCATTGAAGCTGTTGGTGGTTTACGCCCTGAGCTGGCAAATAGTGAAGCAGACTTATTGAAGTTAGAGGGAGCTTTAGACGAGGCCAGCAGAGCTGCTCTCAGGTTCGATCAAAACTCATTTGGTGGCTTAAGAAATGATGTCCTAGACGCTGTGATAGCGATGAGGAAATTGATTATTGCAAGAAGAGAAGCACTCGGCAAAACAACCGGCGACAGTGGGGCTCCAACCGTTGTTAAAGATCCAGAGATTGAAGCCTTAAGAGCGCGGATTGCAGCATTACTGGCGGCACAAGACCAAACGAAGGGAGGCTCTGGCGGCAAGACGCCAGCACAACTAGCTCAAGAGGCTGGGCAAAGACAACTCAAGCAACTGCAGCAACAAACAATCGTTGCCAGAGGATTAACCGCTCAAGAGCGAGAACAGCTTCAGCTCAAGATCGACATACAAAACATTGAGGATCAACGTGCCTTGCTGGGCGACCAGCTCACTGATGATTTAAAGGAAGCCCTAGAAACTTTGCAGGGCACAAAAAACGTGACAGATTCGATCACTCGTTTGAATGAAAAACAAAACAAACAAACGGCAGAATTGAACAACTTGAGCAAGCAAGTCGCGCAAACGATTGAGCAAGGAATCACTCAGTCAATTCTTGATGCTGTTGATGGCACCAAGTCCTTGGGTGAATCGTTGGGCGGTATTTTGAGACAGCTTGGCAGTGCATTTATAGGTGCCGGGATTGGCTCGTTTAAACAAGGCGGCAAAGGAGGTTCAGGTTTGCTTGGGTTGCTGCCAGGCTTTGCCAATGGTGGACGCCCTCCTGTTGGTCGCCCATCAATCGTTGGTGAGCGCGGCCCCGAGCTGTTCGTCCCACGATCTTCCGGGACGATCATTCCTAATGGTGGATTTGGCGGCGCTAACGTGACCGTGAACGTTGATGCTTCTGGGTCGTCTGTTCAAGGCGACGGCCCATCTGCCAGTCAACTGGGCAAAGCGATTGGCGCTGCTGTCCAGGCTGAGCTACTCAAACAGAAACGACCCGGAGGACTCTTGACGCGCTAATGGCTGATTTTCCTGATTTCGACCCAGCACCTGGGATCACTAAATCGAGTTCACCTGCCGTGCGAAAGGTGCAGTTCGGGGATGGCTACGAAGCCAGACTGAGCTATGGCCTTCAGCAGAACCCGAAGGTCTTTAATTTCACGTTTAATGTGTCGGAGGCTGAGTCAGACACGATTGAAACGTTCCTAGATGCCCGTGCTGCCGATGCGGATAATTTCACCTACACACCACCTGGAGAAGCAAGCGCACTGAAGTTTGTTTGTGAGTCATGGACCAAGTCAATTCCTTCTCCAGATCGCGCCACAATTAACGCAACATTCCGCCAAGTCTTTGAACCGTAATGGCAGCAGTTGCAGCCTGGGCAGCCAGCACCGCCTTCTCTGTTGGTGATATACGCAGAGCCACCACAAGCCAAGCCAGTGGCCTGTGGTTTCGCTGCACAACAGCTGGCACCTCTGCCAGCAGTGAGCCGAGCTGGCCAACAGACATTGGCAGCACAATCACTGATAACACTGTTGTTTGGACTGCAATCAGCAGCGTCTACGAGGACGTTTCTGTCCTTGCACCCAGCGCAATCATCGAGCTGTTTGAGCTGCATTTAGACAGCACGCTGCACGGCAGCTCTGACGTTTATCGGTTCCACGCTGGCAGCAATGCCAACGTGTCAGGCAACATCGTGTTTGATGGCAACGCCTACACGAGATTTCCTGTTGAAGCTGACGGGTTTGAAATGCGATCCACTGGCACGCTTCCGCAGCCGACGCTAAGCATCGCCAACCTTGACGGGACAATGACCACGCTTTTATCACTGGTCAACGCCACAACGGCGGGCAATGATTTAACAGGTGCAACGGTCAAGCGGATCCGCACCCTGAAGCGTTACCTGGACGGTGAATCAACAGCCGACCCGAACGCTAGGTTCCCCACGGAAATTTGGCGTATCAGTCGCAAGGCAACAGAAACACGCGATGTTGTCTCCTTTGAGCTTGCTAGCAAATTCGACCTTGCTGGGCAGAAACTGCCTAAACGTCAGATTGTGGCTAACACCTGCCAATGGATTTACCGCAGCACTGAGTGTGGATATTCAGGGAGCAACTATTTTGATGTGAATGGCAACAGCGTTAGCACGTTGGCGCAAGAT